GTCCCATCTTTACGTAGACCCTTTCTTGGTTTATGATTGAAGGTTCCGCATCCTAATACTTCGTGTACCCATTCTATAACAGATCTGTCTGTCATGGTAATTTCCATACTGATACGCCATGCATTAGCATATCTATAACCTGGTTTATTTTTGTGTTTCTTTTTCTTCTCTTTAACTTTCTTGTAATAGATACTACCCTCACCATCAAAGAGTCCTGCAATATATGCTCTATCTGTTTCTGGAATCATGTGTAAACATCCATCTTAAAGTTGTTGTTGCAGGATCAAAACCATCAAACTTTAAATCTTTAATGCAGCCTGTCAGAAGGACCATCATCGATAAGATTATTATCAACTGTCTCATAAAATTCTCCCTCCGAGTCACAATCCCAACATTGGTGGACCTCACTCTTGTCTCTAAAGTCCGCTGCAGGATCACCATCTAATTTTGCAACCCTGACATACCCATTTCCGTGGCATGTGTTGCATATCATCTTTACAACTCTACTTGTTTTTAACTTTGCCATTTAATTTTCTCGCTTTCTCATTTGTTAAAACTTCTATTGTTTTAGATATTGATAATTTACCATCGGGCAATATTACCTTTGATAATTTTTCTAAAACAGCGTATGTTTCTTTGGATAGCGAAACATTTTTATACTTACTCATGTCTGTCATGCTTGTTTCCTTTCATAATAAAATGATAATATAGGATTTTTTGTAGGATTGTCAATGAAAATATTAATGAGTTTAATAATTTGTTCTAGTGTTGCTGGAGAATGTATGCCGCCATTTCAATGGCCCGAAGCGTTTAACACTAAATATGACTGCCTACACTTTGGTTATGAAGAAGCACAAAGAAAATTAGAAGAAATAGGTCGTGAAGATATCAACAAATACGGTATGTATATTAAGTTTACCTGCACACCTGTATCTACGATTTGACAATGTGGCAAGATTATGGTAATGCGAGATTATCATCCCACCAATTACCTACCCTATTTATCTCTCTCTTTAAGGGTAGGTGTTTCTTGGTTCCACATCCAAAACATAAAAATTGCAGGAAGTAATAAAAGACTACTTACAAATACAGCCGTAAAAATCACCGCTTCCATCCTTCATAATATGTACGTTCCATGGTTCGTGATACGTGGTCAGATGTAATCGTAGTATGTCACATAGATCAAAGCAATCGACATCTGCAAGTATCTCGATGCCTTCCATCATCTCTTTTGTGACAGCTACCAACTTATAAAGTTCGTCGCTTAGAAGTATCAGTTCCATTGTGTACCGTTGTACCCCACTTGATAATATTCTTCAGACCT